GGTTGGAGTTATATGTAAAACCAGATAAAGATAGATTGTATACTATTGTGTGTGATGTTGCAAGAGGAACAGAACAAGACTATTCTGCATTTCTTGTATTTGATGTATCAGAACTTCCATATCGTATTGTTGCAAAATATCGTAATAACGAAATCAAACCTTTACTTTTCCCCAATGTAATCTATGATGTTGCAAAAGCATATAACAACGCATATGTAATGATTGAGGTAAATGATATTGGTGAACAAGTTGCAACTGCAATGCAGTATGACTTAGAGTTTGATAATCTAATTATGGCATCCATGCGTGGTAGAGCTGGTCAAATACTTGGTTCTGGGTTCTCTGGGGGTAAAGTACAGTTGGGTGTAAGAACAACCAAAGCAGTAAAGATGTTAGGGTGTTCAAACCTCAAACAATTAATAGAAACTGATAAGTTAATCATTAATGATTATGACCTTATAACAGAGTTTTCTACATTTGTCAAGCATGGACAATCATATCAAGCAGAAGACGGCCACACGGATGACCTTGCAATGTGTTGTGTACTATTTGCATGGATGACAAATCAAACATATTTTAAAGAATTGACTAACGTAGATATTAGAGAGAGAATGTTCTTAGAACAACAAGACCAACTAGAACAAGATATGGCTCCATTCGGATTTATGGATAACGGTGTAGATGACCCATTGGGTGAGTCTGTTATTGATGAATACGGACAAAGGTGGAGTCCAGTAGTGAGGAATTATGAAGACAATTGGTAAAGGAGATACGTCATGCCACCTCGTAATCATAAGAATTGGACTAAAACGCCTAACGTAGAATATATCTCAAGTGAATGTTATAACAACGCAGAGATTTTTGCACAAGAACAAGAACAAATATTTTCAAAGGTATGGGTGCCTATGTGTCATATCAGTGAAATGTATAATGAAGGTAACTTCAGAACATCACAGATTGCTGGTGTAAATATTATTGCAGTTAATACCAAAGATGGTATCAAAGCATATCGTAATTATGGATTCCATTCCCCTTCTGGTACAGTATCTTCACCTATTGTAACGGTTGAACCACAGTTATATTGTGAAGTAAAACATGGTGGAATGGTTTGGGTTACACTTGACCCTAATCCAACAATGTCAGTTGATGAATGGACTGCTGGTGCGTTTGATTGTATTGCAGATGCGATTGATACAGAAGAGATGGAAGTATTTCATTATCATAAAGCAGTAATTGATACAAACTATAAACTATGGCATGATACTAATAGTGAATTCTATCATGATTTTATGCATTATTTTAATCGTGTATCTGGTTTCAATGATGAATACTTTGCAAGAAAGAATATACCCTTTGATAATGGTCATGTCAACGTAAGTTCTTTTACAGTAAACTATGAAGAATATGATGGGTTTGAAGATAGAGGAGAACTTAGTTTTCCTAACCTACCACCAAATCAATGGTACATGGTAGACTTATTCCCAGGCTATAACTTTAACTTGCGTGGTAGTGCGTATCGTTCTGATAGTGTAACACCTCTTGGGCCTAACAAGGTACTCATAGAGTTTCGTGGATACGGTCTAAAGAAAGATACCAAAGAAGAAAGACTTACTCGTATTAAACATCATAATTCAATCTGGGGGCCTTTTGGTCGTAACTTACATGAAGACTTGATTGGTGTTGCTGGTCAAGGTACTACAATGCGTGAAGGTACAGAGAAGAGAAATATTCTACATGGTAGACATGAAAATGGTACTATTCATGATGAAGTTGGTATGAGACATTATTATAGTGCATGGGGAGATATGTTGGGTGTAAATCCAGAAAGACCACTTGCAGCTTAGTAAAGAACATTAAAAACCTACATAATATCAATAATGTCATGTTCGTATTTAATATAACAATTAGAACAAACTACTTTTGATTTTTCTATGAGGTTAACTACTTCTTTTCTAGATTCTTCATTAAGTCCTAATCGTTTAGACTTAAAACGAATTTCTCTATCATGGGGGTAAAATTTAAGACACGCTGTTTCTGGTTCACCACATTGACAACAAGAGTATGGTGCAAGATATTCATTTAACCAAATAATTCTTCGGTTATAGTTTTTCTTTGCAACTTCTTTTATGGTTTTTTGGTATCGTTTATAGTATGACATGGTATTATTTATAGATTCTAGTACATATAAAAACGAGTTTTTGCAAACTCAATTTTACTAAATATACACAAGAATGAATTATTTGACATAGAATAAGGAGAAAAAATATGCCTTTTCAAGTATCGCCTGGGGTTCTTGTCAAAGAGGTTGACTTAACTAATGTAGTTCCTGCCGTATCAACATCAATTGGTGCGATTGCTGGTGCCTTTGAGAAAGGCCCAGTAGGAGAAATTACAGCAGTATCTTCGGAAGAAGATTTAGTCAGACTGTTTGGTAAACCCAATGGAAGTAACTTTGAGACATTCTTTACTGCATCTAACTTTTTGCAGTATGGTAATGCTTTAAGAGTTGTAAGAGCACAAAGTGCAGTTACAAACGCAATGAGTGGTGGTTCTGGTCTTTTGATTAAGTCCGATACTCATTATGAAGACAATTATTCTGCTGGACAAGGTTCTAGTGGAGAGTGGGGTGCTAGAACTGCTGGTACTCACGGAAATAGTTTAGGTGTGTCCATGTGTTTGGGTGCAGCTGCTTATGAAGAAAACCTTGCAAACACCAACCAAACTGTTGGTGAAGACGCTGTTGGTGCAACAGTAATTGCAGTAGATAGTGGTGCAGCTTTTAATGTGGGAGATTTAATTTCTTTCTCATCTGCTGATGCATCATCAAATTCTGCAAACTTTGCTCATATTGCTGGTGATGAAGGTAATGAATATGAAATTACTGCAATCGCTACACATGACCTAACAATTAGACTAAAAGACAATCCAAATGGTGGTGGTGTAAAAGCAGTTATTCCAGATAATACGTTTATTCGTAGACGTTGGGCATTTTATGATTTATTTGATAGTGCGCCTGGAACATCTACATATGCTGCTGGAAAAAACCTTGCTGATGATGAAATGCATATTGTTGTATTTGATACAACTGGTAACATTTCTGGTTTCAGAAAAGATACTGCTGGTGAAAGAACAAATGCTGTTCTGGAAACATATGCGTTTGTATCAAAAGCATTTGGTGCTAAAACTGCACAAGGTGGAACTAACTACTACCCAGATGTAATCTTTAAACAATCTGGATTTGTATACTGGTTAGACCATAGTTCAATCCTTGGTGCTGGTGGTGGTAAGATTGCCGCTGGAACTGCTGGAACATCTGGTGACTCTTTCGCAGTTGGAACTGGTACTACTGGTGAAATTCCTTTCGCACTTTCTGGTGGAGCAGATGATTACGCAGTAAGTGTTGGTGAACTCGACAGTGCATATGAAGAGTTTGCTGATGCAGAAACAGTTGATGTAAACTTAATTATGGGTGGTACATCTCCTGCTGGTACTGCTGGTACTACACACGCAACTATGCTAATCGACCTTGCAGAGAAAAGAAAAGACGTTGTTGCTTTTATTTCTCCTAGAAGAGAAGATGTTGTGAATATTGCAAACTCTACTGCACAAGCTTCAAATGTTGTTGCGTTCTTTAATGGACTTTCAAGTTCATCATACGCAGTATTTGATAGTGGATACAAGTATATGTTTGATAAGTTCAATGACGTATTCAGATATGTTCCTTTAAATGGTGATATTGCTGGTTTATGTGCAAACGTAGACACAGTTGCAGACCCATTCTTCTCGCCTGGTGGTTTTAACAGAGGACAAATTCGTGGTGCAGTTAAACTTGCGTTTAACCCAACCAAAGCACAAAGAGATATTCTCTATCCTGCTCGAATTAATCCAGTTGTCGCCTTCCCAGGCAATGGTACAGTATTGTTCGGTGATAAAACTGCACTAAGTAAACCAAGTGCATTTGACCGAATTAATGTTCGTAGATTGTTTATCTTACTAGAGAAAGCGATTGCAACTGCTGCTAAATTCCAGTTGTTTGAGTTTAATGATGCATTTACTCAAGCACAATTTAGAAATCTAGTTGAACCTTTCTTGAGAGATATTCAAGGTAGAAGAGGTATAACAGACTTTAGTGTTGTTGCAGATGGAACTAACAATACTGGAGAAGTAATTGACCGAAACGAGTTTGTTGCAGACATCTTCATCAAACCAGCAAGGTCTATTAACTTCATTCAGTTGAACTTCGTTGCAGTGAGAACTGGTGTCGCATTTTCAGAGATAGGGGGGTAGTTAAATGGCAACTTTAGATGAATTTAAAGCAAACCTTATTGGTGGTGGTGCGAGAGCTAACCAGTTTAGAGTAACTTTCAACACGCCTGGTGCAATTGCAACTGGTCTTGATGTAAGAAAAGCATCTTTTCTAATCAAAGCAGCTGCGTTGCCTGGACAGACAATCGGTGAGATTGCAATTCCATTTAGAGGTAGAAACCTCTATATCGCTGGAGACAGAGAATTTGAAGCATGGGAAACCACTGTTATCAATGATACTGATTTCAACGTAAGAAATGCAATTGAAAGATGGTTGAACGCAATCAACGATACAGTAACAAATACTGGTCTATCAAATGTTGCAGATTATACTGCTGATTTGACTGTAGAACAGTTAGATAGGGATGACACCGTTCTTAAATCTTACATTCTAAGAAACTGTCAACCTACTGGTACTGGTGCGATTGAGTTGAGTTATGAGACTGCAAATGCAATTGAAGAGTTTTCAGTAACTTGGAGATACTCACACTTTGAAGCCTCGTCAGTTAACTTCTAATAGTACTACTAAATAGTATTACGAAAAGGAGTTATTATGGCTGAATTATTTGGTTTCACAATCACTCGTAAAAAAGAAGAAGAGGGAGCGTCTTTCACGCTCCCTACTTCTGATGATGGTGCAGAAGATATTGCCCAAGGTGGTTTCTATTCTTCCTCTTACGATATAGAAGGAAAAGATAGAACCCAATACGATTTGATTAAAAGGTATCGTAGTATTGCACAACAACCAGAGTGCGATAGTGCGATTGAAGATATTATAAGTGAAGCGGTTGCATCTAATGAATTTGATGCACCAATTTCGTTAGCCCTAGATGGGTTAAATCAATCCGATAAAGTTAAGAAAAGAATAAGAGAAGAGTTTGACAGAATTCTTCAACTAATGTCCTTTCAAGAAAAAGGTCACGACATATTCAGACGTTGGTATGTTGATGGTAGATTATTCTATCATAAAGTTATTGATACAAAAAATCCAAGAAAAGGTATTACAGAGTTACGTTATCTTGACCCTCAAAAAGTTAAGAAGGTCAGAGAAAAAATTGCTGGTAGACCTAATCCAATTACACAAGTAGAAGAAAAACAAAAAGCAGTTGATTTTTATATCTACAACGAACATGGAATTACTACTGGTGGTTCTATGAGTAATGGTCTTAAAATTACTAAAGACTCTATTGCATATTGTCCTTCTGGAATTATTGACCAGAACAGAGGTTCGGTACTATCTTATCTACACAAAGCAATCAAACCAGTTAACCAACTGAGAATGATTGAAGATAGTTTAGTAATCTATAGAATCTCAAGAGCTCCAGAAAGAAGAATATTTTACATTGATGTTGGTAATCTACCAAAGATTAAAGCAGAACAATACCTAAAAGATGTTATGAATCGTTATCGTAACAAACTGGTATATGATGCATCTACTGGTGAGATTAAAGA